TGCCCAACATATCGGCATAACCACCCACCCAATTTCGCCAGTTAATTAATCCCTCTGCCCTACCTTCTGGTATATTTCTCGTCATAGCAGGCTCTATAAGGCCGTACAACGCGCCTCGCATGGTATCATCATCCACTATAGCCCTCATACTTCCGGGGTCTGGCTGAGGCGCTCTGGTTAAGCCTAGCGGCGATGCGTCATACTGCGCCTCTATGTCAAGCGGAAGCATTCTACCTTGAACTAAATCATCCCCAAAACTTCTGGCTCTACGCTCAGACACGCCCTGACGGCGTACTCTTTCCCTCTGCTCCTCTGTGTAATCACCGCCCATGTAGCGTTGTATTTTATCTAAAGGTGTTGCCATATTAGGAAATGCTTATGAATGGTGAAAATACCCTGATGGTGAGTGGATAGGACATACGTTAATACGCTAGAAAAAAATGGGGTCCGTGGGGGGGTCTATTTCTGCCACATTCCCAGAGATTTTCCTAGCCTTCTTAGAGGGTCAAGGGTTCATCCTCTAGGCCGTGGAAATTCTGCGAATAAATAACTTTATAGATAGCGTGGTTTTGCCAGTCAGTTACCCAGTGTTCACAATAACCTACTATAGCAGTAGGGAATTATTCTCGGATGGTCTGGGATAGTGTGTGAGTGTGTGGTAAAGATATGCCATAAACCCACCTTATGCCCCTATAAAAAGAATCAGATAGACTATCTTGAAATAGCCTGATACCGTCGCTATCTCTGCCAATGGCAGTTATTTAACCAATGCTCTAGGAGAACAACTAAATGACCTACTTTTACCGAAAATTGAGTAAACCATTTATGGGATGGTTAAGCGATGATGACTACCGCCAATATGAAGTTTTTGAGTGTGGCGATGATGGCTCGCTTGATCGGGTTTATCGGTTCAGCACAGACGCTATGCTGACCTTCTACCGCGTTTTTAGGCCCACGTTATTAACGGGTGCAGTGTACGCAAAGCCTGTAGTCTTGCTTGGGGAATAACAATGTATGAGAGAACTAGAAAACAGCAGATCGAAAACGCATTAATTATCGTGATAGTATTCGCTGTATCTTGCGTCCCATTCATCATCATATAGGAGAAATAACAATGATTAAGATCAGTAAAATGAGCGGTAAATTACACGGCATTGGCGCTATCAATACGGATACCACGTCAAACGAATTCTGCACCCGCCAGAAGGATACGGACACTATATGCGGTAAATGCTATTCACATCGTATGCTTTCTACCTATAGAAAGTCATGCGTTCCCGCGTTCGCTCATAACTCGGAATTGCTCAGTAAATCGGTTATTCCCGAGGATTTTCTGCCTACTATCAATCAGGCGTATTTCCGTTTTAATGGCCACGGGGAATTAATCAACGCCACACATTACGAAAACATCGTGAACATTGCGCGCAAAAACCCACACTGCACCTTTACCTTGTGGACTAAACGCGCCTCACTGGTTCGCGGTCATGCTGTGCCAGATAACCTGATTCTAATCTTCTCAAATCCGCGTATAGATCGCGTAATAGGTGTACCGCGTGGCTTTCACAAGGTATTTAATAACGTCAATAAGGCGTCGGGTATTGCTCAAAACTGTACGGGTAAAAAGTGCCTAGACTGCCTACTGTGCTATAGAAAAGACTCGGGTTCGGACGTAATAGTAGAGGCCGTAAAGTAACCCTTCTCATAAGGTCAGTTAATTCAAGGCGGGGATTTTTCCCGCCTTTTTTTATTTTGCTAGTCACGCTCCCTGTAAGGCCCGCCACGGGGTTTTATTTGTCCGACAGGGTATCCGCTAGGCTCGATTCTATCTCGCGCTGTAGGCCCTTAGATTTACGCTTGTAGGCCGTCACTGGCTTGTGCGAATAACCCGCATTAAATTTGTGGGAATGTTTGGCGACTAAGTTTCGCCTTCTCGCTCTTGTGGTTTTATCGCTACTCATTGTGGTAAAAATACAACACTTTAATTGGAATTGTCATTTAGACCGTACTGACCGATAATAACGCTCTTGTGGCTATCGGTGGCTAATCATCATGGCTTGTCAGGTACCGTTGTTTTTACACCCGGTGAAAGGTGCGACCCATTGCTAGAATGTCAGTTTATGCCTGTTTCCAACGCCGTCTATAAGCGCCCATAATGATAATCACTTTTGGCAAGATGTCGGGATGATCGGCCCGATAATTTAGAGAGTCTTGACCCGCTCAATTGAGGATCATACCAGAACGAGAAAAAAAATCAAGTCTGAATGATATATAGTTATCTTTGGAGTGTAAGTTATTGATAATAAAAGAGAATTAAAGAAAAGATAAAAAAATGCAAATTATTTTTAAAAAACGCTTGACACTAGGTTTTAATGGGTGTAAATTAGCACCTACCTTAACAAAACAGAGAAAACAAATGGCAATGCGAATCGAAATGAAAACCCTGAGCCGACTCACCCAGTATGTTGATCTGGTCCAAAGACTCGCAGATGAGTACGAAGGCAAGTCTCTGAAGGCAGTCTGGAAAGACAGGCCCATTCCAGAGGACGTTCGACAGAGCGACCGCATAAAGGTAGACTTCACTATCGGCAGGCGCTATGCTAGAGTCTTTCAGACCTACCACCGCAACACCAGCGTTCACTCGTTCGTCGATATCGAGAATGGCGACATACTAAAAGGCGATTGGAAGTCACCCATCCGAGACAAGAATGGTAAACTGGCGGTCCGTGGTAATATCTGGGCTGATGACATTGGCGAATCCAGCATTAACTGGTGCGGGCCGAATTACTTACGATAACCAATACAGCGCCCCTTCGGGGGCGCGAGGATTTTAAAATGAACATTTACAAGGCACTTGAAAGAATCCAAACTGTGTTCTATGATGATGACAGCGTCGCGGGATATCATTTTTTCTGCAAAAACATGATGAACGGTAAGCAGGTAATTTTCTCTGTGACCCCTTCGCAGGTTGGTGATTGCAATCCTCACGAGGACGCTGTAAAATGGCGTGATGGCACTCTGATTCAGAATGCTTTCCCGTACCTCTACCCTAATGAGCGGGAACTGTTAATCACTGGCTTTCTTCCCGAAGATTGGAAAAACATGGACGAACTTGGAGAATAACGTGAATATATTTGTAACTGACTACGACCCTGTAATTTGTGCATCGCACCATTGCGACAGACACGAGGCCAAAATGATTCTGGAATCGGCGCAGATGTTGTGCGCCGTGCATCATCGCTACGGCTCTACTTTTCCCAATATTTATAAGGAAACGCACAAAAACCATCCCTGTACCTTATGGGCTGGTGAATGCAAGGGAAACTATTACTGGCTGGTCGGTTTGTTTGATGCCCTCAACAGCCAACGTATGGCCCGTGGTAAGGCGATGCACAAGTCCTATGATACCCTATATCCCCATATACTAGCGGCTCCTGACGCGCTTCCTATGCATCCTGACAGCCCAAATGAATGGCCTTTAAGGATTACACCATTCGCTCAGGCTATGCCAGATGAATTCAAGCATGAGGATGCCACGGTGGCCTATCGGCGGTATCTGTTGGCCAAGCGCGACGAATGGCGCACCCGTGGCCTAGACTTCATATATAAGGATAGACCTATCCCAGAATGGGTATCTCTTTAGAGATATATACATTAACCCAAAAATCTGATACAATAGAGTTTCTTAAACAGGAGAATAAAAATGAGTTACACATTTGAAAGTGTTTTTTCTTTAACTAAAGACAACATCGAGGATGTTGAATGGGAAATGGTGAACAGTTTTACATCCCAAATGTACAAGTATCTCTCGCCTGAGAAGGTGGCCTTGATTGAAGAGTTTATTTCTGATAAACTTGAGCATTCAGAGATAGAAGATTTTTATTACAGCAACTACGGAGGCTAAAATGTTTATGGACGAAGAAGAAGCATGGGCTTTGCAGGAACAGGAAATCAGGCGCAGGGTGGACAAAGAGTTTGCCAGAATGCTGGAATCAGAGATGGTGCCAGAGTCTGAGGTTGACGTTTACCTGAGCGACATTGATGAAATCATCCTAGAGGTTAAGGGAAACGGAATCATCCTGAGCGAGAAAGCCGCCGATAAAATCAAGAACCTTCTGACTAACTGTCTGTTTGAATTGGATATGGCTAGGCATCATGAGGATCAGCGGAGACAGTGGGACTAATCAGGCTTGAACAGCGGGCTTTCCGCATTCTGAAAAACATTCCGAAACGTATGGTGGCGACTCTACGCCACCAAGCGGATGTCGAAATGGATTCTCTGATGAACAGCGCCTTGAAGTGCATGAACATCTTATCCAGATCGCGGAGAGTATCAGATAAAATGATGGTAAGCGCGTGGGAAATCTACAACAAATTGCAGAAATACTCTGGTAAAGTAAACCATAAGTTTCTGGACAATGACCATAATAACCCAGTCCGGGTTGAGACTTCTGTAATCAGAAGCAATATCAAGGGTCAGGACTGGAATCAGTTTTACAATACTGGAGGAAAACCCTTCGACCAATACTACCGCCACGGCGGAAACTGGAAATACGGAACACGAATATGGAAATCAGCGAGAAAGACCTTAGGCATTACGACAACATCGGATCAGTCGAAAGAAAAGTAAGGGCATCAACAGAATTTACACAGGAAACATTTGACTTTTTTAATCTGGACGAACAGTTATCAGGAATAAAACTACCACTAAATGAGTTTGACAATAAGTTTAGATTGCGCGCAGAAGAACTGACGGTACTGGCTGGCATCAATGGTGCTGGCAAGTCTCTACTTGCATCCCAGATCATGCTAAGTGCGATGGATCAGGGCGTGAAGTGTCTGTCGATCAGTCTTGAGATGTCACCCAAGTCTCAGTTAGCGAGAATGTGGCGACAGGCTTCACTGCAAAACAAACCAGACATAGATGCTGGACTACAGTTTACACAGTGGGCTGGGGATAAACTGTTTTTCTATGACCAGCATGGCACCATCAGTCACAAAGATTTAATCGCGGTGATGCGTTACGCATACGACAAACTGGGAATTGGATTGGTGCTGGTGGATTCTCTGATGACTCTATCCATGTCGAGTGATGATTGGAATGGTCAGAAGATGGTGGTTCAGTCATTGGCTAACACAGCGCGTCATCTTGGCATCCATGTAATTCTGGTAGCACATGCGCGTAAGGGCAACAGCGTCAAAGATCGGCTCGATAAATGGTCGATTGCTGGATCAGCAGACATCACCAACAGGGCCGACAACGTGATTATTCTGGGCCGATTGTTTGATGACCCAGTTCACCAAGCGTACCTAAGTCTTTGTAAAGCAAGGCATTTTGACGGTGCGGAACTGGACTTGGATTTGAAACTTGACATGGCATCCATGAACTACTACACTAATGGATTGCACCCGAAAGCATTACTACCCACGATACCAAGTGGCGGCAATGCAGGCAAACTACACGAAGCAGGATTGAATGAAAACATCATCAGCAAAGTCAAAGGGAAGAAGGCTTCAGCAGTGGCTCAGGTCGCTATTAATTGAAGTCTTTGATTTAGAAGAAGATGACGTTAGATCAACTAGCATGGGCGCATCAGGCGAAGACGTACTGTTGTCGCCAAAGGCTAGGGCTATCTTTCCGTACAGTGTAGAGTGCAAGAATCAAGAGAGACTGAATTTGTGGAAGGCTTGGGAACAGGCCGAAGCAAACGCAGGGAGCCATGAACCCCTGCTTATTGTAAAACGTAACCAACGTAAACCTTTGGCAGTCATGGATGCCGAGAAATTTATTAGGAGACAACATGAAAATTAAACACCCGATGATTGACCGGTCTTTTATGGATGAGTTTTTCTCGCCTATGAAATATCTGTCTTATGGAACCGCTGAACTTATGGAAGGAGAAGGAACCAAAGAAAATCCTTATGTCATTCACCGTAAGAAAATGGTTGACAGCGTGTATCATGGCTGGTATGATGACGATGGTGGTTATCACGAAACAAAACAGGAGAACTAGATGAACTATGTAGAGATAGCGTTGAAGCGCCCATTCCGCGAACACAAATGGCGGAAAGGTTTTAAGGGCGGTTCAGACTTGGTATATATTACTGCGCGTGATGTAATGAATAGACTTGATGAGGTGTTCGGAGTCGGTGGATGGCAGGCGCACTACGAAAATCTGGGTGGCAGAATGATCTGTAAACTGTCGTGCAGAATCGGAGACAAGTGGATTACTAAGTGTGACGGCGCTGGTGATACTGATATTGAAGGCGACAAAGGGGGCATTAGTGATGCCTTAAAGAGAGCCGCTGTCCTATGGGGAATTGGACGCTATCTCTACTACCCTTCTGCCTTTGACAGTGGGCGTAATCCCGCAGAGTGGGCCACACCAGAAGGCTATGATAAACTAATGGCTGAACGGCATGGCAAAGAAATTGACAAGTGGAGAAAGGAGTACGAGGCAAGCCTATGAAATTTAGAACTGAGTTAGGAGAGACAATCTTCAAACAGAAGTATGCGAGCAATCCATACGAATCGTGGGAAGATAAAGCGCATACCGTAGTAAACAATGTCTGCGGTACATATGATGGCAAGAAGAATAATCTGATGGATAAGTCAGATCAGGATCAACTTGTGCAGTACATCGCGGATTTTAAATTTCTACCCGGCGGTAGATATCTTTGGTATGCAGGTCGAGAGGCTCGGTTCTATAACAATTGCTACTTGCTAAGACTTGAGGATGATACAAGAGAAGAGTGGGCTGGTGTTACGCAACGTGCCATGTCTTGTTTGATGACAGGCGGCGGGATTGGTGTTGATGTTTCTGTTGCAAGACCATCTGGTAGGCAGTTAAAGCGTACTGGAGGCGTAGCATCTGGTCCCATTCCCCTTCTCTACACACTGAATGAGGTTGGGCGCAACGTCATGCAGGGTGGGTCGCGTAGGTCTGCGCTGTATGGTTCTATGAACTGGCGGCACGAGGATGCACAGAATCTTCTAACCGTTAAGAACTGGTTTGATATGAAGGTGGGTGATACGTCAATCGCTGAACTGAAACAGCAAGACTTTAACTTCCCAGCGCCTTTGGATATGATGAACATCAGTCTTAACTACGATGACGCATGGCTAAATGCCGAGAAACGGCACGAAGACCCGACGTTTTTAAAGAACGTAAAGCAGGCATTGATGACAGGCGAACCCGGATTCTCATTTAACTTCGGAGACAAACAGAATGAAACGCTACGCAATGCGTGTACTGAGATTACTTCAGAAGATGACTCTGATGTTTGTAACCTCGGTAGTATTAATCTTGCTAATGTCGAGTCTGTTGATGAGTTTCGTGATGTGGTACGCCTTGCTAGTAAGTTTCTGGTTTGTGGACTTATTAGGGCGCAACTTCCGTATGAGAAAGTCAGCGAGACAAGACAAAAGAACAGTCGTATCGGACTCGGATTGATGGGTATGCATGAGTGGTTACTCAAGCGTGGTCATCGTTACGAGATGGTTGATGAACTAAAAGAATGGATGAAAGTCTATGAAAAAGAATCTAAACGAGCCGCCGACGAACACTGCGATAGACTATTTCTCAACCGTCCTAAAGGGTATAGAGCCATTGCTCCAACAGGCACAATCTCCATACTCGCGGGAACTACTTCTGGAGTGGAGCCGATCTATGCAGTCGCATACCGTAGACGTTACCTTTCAGATGGAACGAGATGGAAACATCAGTTTGTCGTTGACGGCACGGCTCAAGGATTGATTGACTCTGGAATAAAACCAGAGAACATCGAGTCTGCTGTTGATCTTGCGGCAGACCCAGAGCGACGTATTAAGTTTCAGTACCAGTTGCAGAAGTATGTGGATCACGCCATCAGTTCTACCCTCAATCTACCTGCATGGGGTACAGACGCTAACAATCCAGATCAGGTTGCTAAGTTTGCTAAGGTGATTAGCGATTACGCACACGGTTTGCGGGGTCTGACAGTGTATCCCGATGGCGCTAGGGGTGGTCAGCCTATTACATCAGTGCCTTATGAGGAGGCTCACGCGAAGCGTGGGGTGATCTATGAGGATAACTCTGAAGAGCAATGTCTGAGTGGCGTATGCGGAATCTGACACCTAATCATTACAAGATGGAAGTGGAGCCTATCGAGTATATCATGCGGAATAATCTCAATTTCTGTGCGGGAAATATAATTAAGTATGCTTCCCGCTACGACAAGAAGGGAACTCCGATAGAAGACTTGACAAAGATAGTTCACTATGCTAATATACTGATTAATGAGTATGTCAAAGCGGATACAGAGTAAGGCTTATCTTGAGTGGGTTGCCACCCTGCCGTGTATTGGTTGCGAGGTGAGGGATGGTACGGTGGTAGCCCACCATTTAAAGGGAAGAGCCGCGCCACTGTCAGGTGGTATGGGGTACAAGGCTAGTGATTGGTTAACCATGCCGCTGTGCTTCCAATGCCACACGCAGATGCACTCAGGAGATGCGGCGTTCATGGACTGGCAAGAAAACTTTATCTTGCGTACATTGAACGAGGCTTTTAATCAGGGTATAATTGAGATATGAAAACGATGAATCAAGTGGTAGAAGAATATCTGGATAAGATAGGAGAGATTGCTCCGCTGTACGCTCAGGCGAAAGCCGAAACGTATCAGTTAATGGAGTTTAAAAAGACTCAACGATCCTTTCTGTACGGTAAAGCAGTAGGAAAAACCGTGGCGGATAAGGAGAACTGGGTTTCCATGCAACCTGAGGTATCAGAAACTATTGAAGGTATCGCTGTTGCTATGGAAAAAGAAGAGGCCCTGCGGTGGGAACTCAAGCAGTTAGAACTACGCATTGAAGTATGGCGTACTGAGCAAGCCAACCAAAGGTTTACACACCAAAATATATAGGAAACTTATGAGTACATACGAAGAAAAAGATGGCGATATTTCGCTTTTCACTAACGACAAAGAGGGCAATGAGAATCGCCCTGATCTAACAGGCTACGCGCTTATTGACGGTACCAAGATGCGAGTGTCTCTCTGGACTAAAGACTCAGGCAAACTGAAATTCTCTGGTCGGGTGGAGCCACCGTATAACGGTAGTGGCGAGAGCCGTAAGTCTGTATCTTCATCTGCTGTTCCGTTCTAATGAAGATAGAGTACCATGACGGTGAGGTAGTCGAGATGTTGTTCGACTCCAAACTCCATGCGTACAAGGTAGGGGAGGAGATAGTGCCTAGTGCCACCAAGATACTAGACATTATCTCCAAACCCGCTTTGGTTCCGTGGGCATTGAAAGTGGGTGCTGATTGGCTAGAGAAAAACTTTTTCTTTGATGAGGATTCGTCTTCTAAAAAGACAAAGATATACAAGTCTCGCATGGCCCTTGAGCCTTTGATAAAAGGATTAAAGTCAGCATACCGAAGCAAGTCTCACGATGCGCTGAACATAGGAACCATAACCCATGAATGGGTTGAGCAAGCAATTAACTGGAAGTTAGGCGATGCTGAAATACCCAAGATGCCAAGACAAGAAGAGGCTGTTAATGCTATTCATGCTTTTCAAGATTGGGTAGGTGAGAATGTTATTGAATGGAAGTCATCGGAAGAAAAACTTTATCATAGAAAATATAAATATGCAGGAACTGTTGATGCAAGGGCTATTATTAATGGAGAATATTGTGTTATCGATTGGAAAACTAGCAAGAGGGTTTATCCTGAATACCATCTACAGGTTGCGGCGTATGCCAAAGCCGTCGAGGATATTCACGGCATACCTGTTGACGCTACATACATACTTAGATGTGACAAGGCTACAGGCAGGTTTGAGGCGGTCAGGTCAGAGGCTATCGAAGAAAACTTTCAAGCGTTCCTATCCGCTATGAACTTACACAAAAGAATAAAGGAGATAAAGTGAGCATACCAGCAATGATTGTGTTTCACTTTGACTCCGCTCTTGAGTTATTGTCAGACGGAATAAACCATGACTTATTCGACAAAGAAGAGATGGAAGATTTGCTTGAAGGGTGCGCCCAACAATCAGAGTATTCGGGCCATGAGTTTATGTGGCGATCACTCAAGCGGCTACTGCGTCAAGATACAGGAGGAAATGTTATTGGGTTCTCTCCAGATATCAGAGGCCCAGATGTCCATTGAATGGGGAAGAGGTAGCGGATTTAATTTCGGTAGAATACCCGGATCAAGCATCAGAGTAGAAAGATCAAATCATCCTAAAGGGTGGTGCTTTCTGGCAAGCGATGACAAACTAACTTATATGCACGTTGACAACCGATACTTTAAAACGAAAGAGGAGTTAGACGAATGTATACTGGAGTGGGTAAATGAAAAAACATTGTAAGATTTGCGGTGTTGAAGTTTCTTTGGAACTAAAAAACATCTGGCCCTCAAACTTTAAAAGTTCTCACTACAATTGTATTGACTGCTCTAAAAAGAAAGAAGCGGAAAAACGAGAAACAAAAGAGTGGAAAAAATATCACAGTGATTACGGTAAAAAACATTATGCTGATAATACAGAAGTATACGCGCAAAATACAAAAGAGTACAGGTCTAGCCCAGAAGGTAAGGCCGTAAGAAATAACTGCCAAAGAAGAAGAAAAATTAAAATTGAAAAAGCAACGCCAAACTGGGATGGAGATGAACTGATAAAATTGGTTTACCTAAAGGCTCAGGAATGGGGATTCGCTGTAGACCATATCATACCAGTAGGGCATAAACTGGTTTGTGGACTGCACACTTGGCATAACCTACAACTTCTTTCAACGTCAGAGAATTCAAAAAAGCACAACAAATTTTTAGAGGATTGGTAATGAACGTATCGCTTAACTTCGGTGAACAAGTAGTATGTAAGACACTAGCCAAACAAAGGTATGAACTGGCTAGAAAAAATAACAGGCCCGATCAGCAGATAGGAAAGCAGTCATCAGAACAGACAGACCTTGACGGTATAGGTGGTGAGATGGCGGCAAGCAAGGTTCTTAACGTGTACCCAAGTCTTATTCTTGAGCCTGACAGTGGTTGGGATATACAGTTTAATGGGTACAAGATAGATGTAAAGACTACAAGATATAAAACCGGCAGGCTACTTGCCAAACTAAACGCAAGAGATGAGCAGGTTGATGTGTATCTCTTGGTTACTGGAGTCTTTCCAGACTACTCTATCCGTGGATGGGTTATGAAAGAAGAACTTCTAGATAAGAAAAACATCATAGACTTAGGACATGGAAAAGGTTACGGACTTACTCAAGACAAATTGAATTCTATGGAATCGCTGGTTGCTTAACCCAAGTCCCGAACAAGAAAAGGAGTGGGACGAACAGAGAAGATATCACTTCGCAAGATACTGTTGGGTGCATCAGCACGAATCTATACAGTGTCGTGACGGAGAGTGGCGCACATGGCGCGAGATATTTCAGAGGAACGAGGGTATTACTCTGTACCAGTACGCTGAAC